GTTTTATTGGTAGCAGAACTCCAAAACGAGAGAAAATTTTGAAAGAGTTACAAGAACAATATTCAGAGTTGACCTTCTATATAGATTTTGATTGGAAACACAAAAACAGCGACTCTTTAACCAAAATTCTGCATGATTGTAAAGTGGTTTTAAATATTCCATACTACGATAAGAACGCACTGGAAACGCATAGAATTCACAAAGCGTTAGCTTGTAACTGTAAAGTTATATCTCACCCGTGTTCGGACGAAGACACAAACGAGTTCTATAAAAAGTATATTACCATCACCGATAGTATTGATTTGTCTATGGACGATTTAGTCGAACCAGACTACGAAAATTTAATTAGTAATCTTTCGAAAAGATTCAATGGACATTTATTGTTTGTAATAAATGAAATACATAAAAAGTTAAATACTGTTTAAATATTCTGTATGTTTTTTTGAACGCTTATGCCTTGCTATATCTGACCTGCGAACAATACTACCACAATCACATTCTATTTTTTGTTTATCTTGTTCTAATCTTCTTTGCTTGTTTATTTGGTAGTATTCTTTATTCTGTTCTTGTCTCTGTTCTTTATTTGCGTGGTAGTATTCTTGTTGATATTCTGATAATTTATCTTTATTTTTTTGGTAATATTCTTGTTTATATTCTTGTCTCGAATAGCCATCAGGATATTTGATGTAAGTATCATGCACATTACAACCACGACAAACAATTTTTCTAAACAAACCTGTTTCGTGGTCGTGGTCTAAACATCTATCCCGTGACGTCTTAAACGCTTTATTACAATGCTGACACTCCATTATTTTGATATAAACTTCATACAATTCGTCGTAATTGTCGTAAATTAAGCCACTCTTCTTCCAATTATAAATCGTGAAATATTTAGAACGTGACATTACACAATATTATTGTAGATTTAGTTTCAAATCAATTTTAAATATATTTCTATTGTATATATGTATGCTGTTCCATTGGGAAATTCTGTTCCGAACCAAAACATAAACGTGGGGACAAATTTGAATTTCGGAAACGTGTCCATAGCCAATGCATCGATCGCTACAGCGACCGTTGGAGAATTACGGGCTAATATATTATCACAAAATATTTTAAATGTTTCCGAAATCAACGCCTCACAACTTAATTTACCCGACGATTACATTATTCCCTTTTTGAATGTAAGCCAATTAATAGCATTCTCAGAGTCGTTTGTAGACTTATCGGCGACCAATATTTCCTCCAGCAATATTACCGCCACAAGTGTAATAGCAAATAATGTTCAACCAACCCTAATCGCAGGAAACAACATAGATATTTCGGGGACGGTTATATCGTCAACTGGCGTTCTACCTTCTATAGCAAATTTTACAGAAATCAATACATCACAAATCAACGCAAGTAATCTATCCACAGCCGACTTACAATTTGGAACTAACTTAACTTTAACGGATAAGTTGTTGAATGTAAATAGCACTGTCAATGTGACGCAAAACTCGGGCGACCTAATCACAAGCGGCGGTGTCTACAGTGCGTTGAACGGAGCGGGTGGTGGAGATAGCCGTTCGCTAACCAACACTCAGTTGTATTTGGGTGGGAATGTAATTAAACCTATTGTTCGCGGAACGACCAACGTCGTAGATGTCAATATTCCGCCTGGTTCGTCCAGGAATATGATGAAGGTATTCTATACAACAAAGTTCGGTTCAAATGCTATTTTAAATTGCACGGCTTCCTTTTCCTATGAAATGGAAGGCTATAACGACGATATTGTAAATGCACGGCTAATTTACAACAACGGAGTAGATAACACCATCAGTCGCCAAGAACAAATTTGGCGTGACCACAATGGAGGCGGAACAAGGTCGGGTGTTTTGTCTCCACGTATAGGTAATAGAATCTCAGCCGTATCTGCTGGAACCACCGTATATTTTCAAGTTATAATTGATAATGATTCAAGCGACGATACTTGGACGATGTTATTTCCTGATAGTTGTACGTTTCAAATCACAGAAACATTAGATAACGACGGAGGAAGTGACTTGAACTTACATACAGGCAACATAGCAGCAGACGAAGCGAATTTTAATAGTTTATCCATTTTACAAGGTTCGCCTGCGGGACAAGCAGTTATCGGGCGAACCCAAATAGGGAATGATGGACACAGCGATAGGATGGCCATATCTATCGAGGGTAATACAGGAGCAACCAACTATGGATTCGCACAAGTAGCCAGCGGTCAAACCATTATGAACGCCCAATCAACCTCGACCTCCAATAGTTTTCGTGTAGAAGATGTAGAAGTAGCGTCTATCAACTATATAGGGTTAGCCATTGGTTACGAGGACGCCTTTTTTCCATTAACCATTAGCGGAGACGCATTTATTAACGGGACTGCTTTTATAACAATAATGCGATCGGAGGTCGCATCTGTCGCCAATTTAAGCAGCATAGACGTGAGTTTAGTCAATCTGTCTGCTACAAAGTCATCTATTGATAATTTGAGTGTGGGCAACATCACTATAACAGGTAATATTACAGCCAATGCGTTGAATTTATCTACAGGTAACCTTGTTCCAGGCGACAATATTACTGTTGAAAACAATGTTATATCTGCTTACTTATCTTCAGATAGTCAAGCCAATCTAAGCAGTTTACAAGTGGATAATAATGTAGATGTGTTCGGTGTTTTAAATGTAAGTCAAACCAGTAATTTTCAAGATAGTTTAAATGTAAGCAATAATCTGTATGTGGGTAAATCTGGACAGCATGCTGGGGACATCGTTTTATATAGCGGTATTGTCGGCAACAACTTCGTCCAATCGTTTAATCCTTCAGGCTATGAAGTCAATATATCGGTTACTGGCAATAGTTCGGCTATTAACTTTTTTGTTGGTAATCAACCTTGTTTGGAAATAAGAAACAACGGGATAGAAACATTAAATCTTAAAGCAGACGATATAAATGCAGAAACCTTAAATGTAGTTGAATTGGAAGCAGACGTTCTCCAGTGTATCGATGGAGAAGCAACGTTCCGTTTTTCAACGCCTTTGTTGAATGCTACAACCGCCAATATAAGTACCTTAACTATCGACGAATTAGACCTCGACGAGTTAGACCTCACCACGATAAATGCGTCCAACGGCAATTTATCAACTGCGTTTGCGAACCAATTAAACGCGTCTACTTGTATCTTGACGGATATAACAGCAAACGAAATTACAACACAATCTATCGAATCGACAAATATCACGACGTCTAATTTCGCCACTCCAAGTGCAAATGTAAGCACAATCAATAGTTCTGTCAGCCGTTCTCGTTCAGTAAATACATTCAGTTTTAATTTAAGCGACGAAAGCTCGTCCGCACAATCTATGACGATGAACCGAGATGGTGGAGTCGTTACTATTGTAAATAATGCGGGTAGCATTGTATTCAATACAAATACAAACTCCACCAATAGAGCATTAATAATGGATTCGAATAATTTAATACAAACAGAAAGTATACAAAATGCTGGAAGTTTTGAAAGTAGAAATATATCTACAGATGAAAATGTATCGGTGGGTGGTAGTTTATCGGTCGGTGGTTCTATAGAAGGATACCAAGAAACGTTAATCGCTGGGACGAACATCTCTATCGTAGGAAATACTATCTCTTCTACGCCACCCAGTAATGCTAACTTTTCAACTGTCAATTCAAGTAATTTAAATACTTCCTTTATTACTTGTAATGGGGTCGCATCGTTTGGAAATGATGTGAATGTTACAGGGGATATTGAATGTGATGAGTTAGATACCGACCAAGTATACACTGTCAATCTATCTTCAAGTGCGTTAGACGCAATCAACATCAGCACCGACACAATCGCCTCGTTTCAATATACCATAATTGATACTGCAGACGATGCAGAGGCCTCTTTCCTTTTTCGAAATGGAGCCACAACGAGATTTATACATACAGGCGGTCGACTTCGTTTTGAATGCGATGAATTACAGACAAGTGGTGTTGCTAATTTTAGTACATTAAATGCTTCTGTCGTGAATGGTGATAATTTATCTACCGCCACCATGGTATTTACGAGTGATTTTAATTTACAAAGTTTCGGAAATGTATTAAGTCTAACGAAACCATTACTAAGTGTCGACGAAATTGTAGCGGGTTTGGCAAACGAAGATGTAGTTACCAACAGTTTGAATACCAGTTCGTTGAACGTAGATGGTATAACCAGTTTAGACTTGGTTTCTGTATCCATGGGGTTGAGCTCAAACAATAATAATTTATTCAATATTAATTCGGGTGGAACAGTAAACATAAGTCAAGGTAATTTTTCAACAATCATAGCAGACAATATTAGCGGATACCAAGAAACCTTATTGGCTGGGGATAACATAACGATTACGGGTAATACTATATCGACTACAACCGCCGCTAATTTTTCAAGTCTCAATGCGGAATTTATCAACAGCAGTAATGTTGTAAATGTGAGTGAAATCATCGGAGCAGATTGTGACTTTGGTTCGGGATATATTCAGTCTTTAGAATCGGTACTTATTAACGCCACTTATATAAACTTAGCAGACGATTTAAATGCATCCGTCGTAAATGTCAGCGAAATCAACGCCTCTAATATCGTAGGGTATCAACAGACGCTTATTGCGGGGGCAAATATATCTATTGGTGGTAATACCCTATCGACTACAGCCGAGGCAAACTTTTCCACGGTCAATTCAAGCAATTTAAATGCTCTCATTCTCTTCGTTGAAGGATATGTGTCAATTGGCGGAATCATTACTGCCCCGAATCAAGTTAGATTTAGAGCATCAAGAGCTTCTGGTGCAATTGTAAATACTAATGTAATATTACCATTCGACAAAACATTAGAAAATGTTGGAAATGGATATAGCAACACCACATATACATTTACCGCCCCTGTTACAGGAACATACTTTTTTTACGCACAATTATTTACCTTCGGAGAGACTGGTTTTAGAGTGGATTTTTTTAGTGGTTCAACCCGAGTTCAAAGAATTAGCACAGGCAATGCCTTCCATTACCCAGTCTCGGAACCGGGCAACGATGGTAATACTACATTTACGAGTGCGTTTTATTACCCACTTAATATAGGACAAACGATGTATATGGAAAGATTCGATGGTCTTGTGAATATGCCAACAGACCCATTTTGTCATTTTGGTGGATATTTATTAGGTTAATAAAATATTTACCTATAATATATGGACTATAGCAAAATATTGACAAAGTATTACCTTGACAAAGAATGGTGTTGTGGCGAAACCTACGAGACTATAGAGTGGTATGATACGACGATTCCGAAACCAACGGAAGAAGAATTGGAGTTAAAATACGATGACTTGCTTTTAGATAATATGCGTGAAAAAAGAAATCAGTTATTAAAAGAATCGGATTATACTGCTCTCTCAGATTACCCCCAGAGAGACAAATGGTTACTATACCGCCAGGCTCTCCGCGATTATCCGAGTATATGGTTACCAGACAGGCCATTTCCAGAAAAACCAGAGTAAAAATGATTTAAAGAATTGATTACAATACAATAGAATGGGTAGAACACAAAATTTTACCAAATCTATCATCTATCATATTAGAGATATAGAAAGCAAAGAAATTGTTTATGTGGGTTCCACGACTAATTTTCCTCAAAGAAAGTCAGCACATAAATATAGTTACAACCACGAAGAAGCAATACATTTTACATACCCTATTTATTGTCATATTAGGAATAATGGTGGTTTTAATTGTTTTGAAATAATTCCTATAAAATCATTAAAATTAGAAAATAAAACACAGCTATTAATTGTCGAACAAGAAGAAATAGATAAACATTGCACTTTAGTGAATAGGAATAAAGCACATATGACTATAGAAGAACGCAAAGAACATGATAAACAATATCGAGAAGAGCACAAAGAAGAATTCAAAAAATATCTCAAACAATATTATCAAAAAAATAAGGAAAATTTAAATGAAAGTATTAAGTGTCCTA